CTAAGAAAAAAATACCTGCAGGTAAAAAAGGTAAAGGAATAAGAAAGTTAAAAAAAGTAGCACCACAAGTTGCAAAACGAATGGGTTACAAAAAAGGTCATAAGGTAAAATAATGGCAAAGCTATGTCCAAAAGGCAAAGCAGCAGCAAAGCGTAAATTCAAAGTTTACCCTTCGGCGTACGCTAACATGTATGCATCTGGAGTATGCTCTGGAAAAATTACACCTGGTGGAAAAAAGAAAAGAAAGAAAATGCGTGAAGGTGGAATCGTTGTCGAAGATGTGACAAGGATGGTGGATATTGTCTAATGGCCAAGAAAGGCTTAAGAGCATGGGTGAAAGAGAAATGGGTGGACATCGGGGCACCGAAGAAAGACGGAAAATATCAACCTTGCGGGAGAAGCAAAGGCTCGAAACGGAAGTATCCAAAATGCGTCCCACTTGCAAAAGCCACACGAATGACAAGTTCGCAAAAGGCGAGTGCTGTCAAACGAAAACGAGCAGCAGGTAATCCTGGTGGTAAACCAACTAACGTTTCAACATTTGCAAAAAGAAAACGAATGGCATTTGGAGGCAGGGTATAATGAGAAAACAAGATAACATGCCAGCAAGAAACAAAAAAAATTTCAGATCTACAAAATCTGGAGCAGGTATGACACGAGCCGGTGTCGCTGCCTACAGAAGAAAAAATCCCGGTTCTAAATTAAAAACAGCCGTGACTGGAAAAGTTAAACCAGGATCTAAAGCTGCAAATCGACGTAAGTCGTACTGCGCAAGAAGCGCAGGCCAAATGAAAAAATTTCCAAAGGCTGCGGCTAATCCAAATTCAAGACTTCGACAGGCACGTAAACGATGGAAATGTTAAATGAAAACAGCAATACTAGATGCTCTTGAAGCTAGGTACGAAGCACAAATAGCTGAAGCAGACGCAACAATAAAAATATATTTAGAAAATCCTGTAGGTATTGGTGAACACCCACAGCACATAGATGAGATTGATAAATTATTTCAAAAGATTGCAGATGCACAAGAAAAATTAAAAGCAATTTCTGATTTTAGGGAGCCTAGAGTTGCCCTTTAGATCTGAAAAACAAAGAAAGTATTTATTTGCAAAAAAGCCTGCCATTGCAAAAAAATGGACTAAAAAATATGGCAGCAAGATAAAACCAAAGAAAAGGAAAAAGAAATAATGGATGAAATGACATTTATCGATAAGATAAAAAAAATAATAAAAATGAGACATGATGACGTTGTATCTTCACTAGCCTCTGGCGGTGTTGACAATATGGAAAAATATCAGTATATGTTAGGACAGATACGAACGTATCAGTATTTAAATCAGGAAATATCCACCCTGCTAAATAAAAAGGAGCAAAATGAACAAGACGGAACAATTATCAACATCAACTCAAAGCCCAAAAATTGAGTTACCAAATAAAAAATTAGTAGGTGTTAAGCCTACAGAAAAAAAAGAAGAAGTTTCAGCAAAATTACCCAAACCTACAGGTTGGAGAATTTTAGTTTTACCTTTTAAACAAAAAGAAAAAACTAAAGGTGGAATCATATTAGCAGATGACACAGTAGAACGATCACAAGTAGCATCAACTTGCGGCTTAGTTTTGGACATGGGACCACACTGCTATGATAAAGAACGTTTCCCAGAAGGTCCTTGGGCCAAGAAAGGTGATTGGATTATCTTTGCACGATATGCCGGATCACGAATTAAAATAGATGGGGGTGAGATAAGACTTCTAAATGATGATGAAGTTTTAGCGACCGTGGAAAACCCTGAAGATATATTCCACGAATTTTAACAATCATAGGAGGAACTATGCCAGAAGACGATAAAAAAACAGTTGATCTTGATACATCCGGACCGGGTGCAAGAGTTGAACTGCCAGAAACAGAAAGCGAGAACGATAAAACATATGAAAACGAGGTAAAGAAAAATGAAGCAAATGTTGTATACGATGATCAGCCCGATAATACACCTGAGAAATCTGTTGAGCAATCTAATGTTCGAGATGAAAAGAACGAAGGCGGTGAGGTTACACAGGAAGCTGACAAAAATGAAGGTGATCAACAACAAAGTAACGAAAAAGCAGTTGAAGAATATTCTGAAGGAGTTAAGAAAAGAATAGCCAAACTCACTAAAAAAATGCGTGAAGCTGAAAGACAAAAAGAAGAAGCTTTACGATACGCTCAAAATATTAAAAGAGAAAGAGATCAATATGAAAGTGCAGCAACACATTTAGATAAAAATTATGCTTCAGAAATGGAGGGTAGAATTTCATCTTCACTCGCAGCAGCCCAAGAGAAATTAAAAGCTGCTAGACAAAGTGAAGACCATAAAGCTGAAGTAGAAGCTTTAACGGCTATTTCACAATTGGGTTATGAGCAAGGTAAATTAGCGGAATTAAAAACACAGCATCAAATGCAAGATACTGCTGCTAAAGAGGCCCAACAAAGACCTGTTCAACAACCTATTCAACAACAACAGCCCCCAAGAGATCCAAAAGCGGAAGCTTGGGCAGAAAAAAATGAGTGGTTTGGTAAAGATAATGCCATGACTTACACAGCATTTGATCTACATAGAAAACTTACTGAGGAAGAAGGAATGGATCCGCAATCAGATGAATATTATTCTGAAGTGGACAAGAGAATAAGACTTGAATTCCCCCACAAATTTGGTAATACTGTAGAAAAACAGACTAGTAAACCTACACAAACTGTTGCTTCTGCAACGCGTAGTACAAAGGCTGGTCGCAAACAAGTGAGACTCACATCTTCTCAAGTCGCAATAGCGAGAAAATTAGGTGTGCCACTAGAAGAGTATGCGAAACAACTTATGAACACGAAGGAGGTATAGGCATATGGAAAATAAAAAACCAACTCGTGCGAGTCAAACTAAGAGTGATTCTACAAAGGTACAATCACAAGCAAAAGCGGTAGCTCCTAAAGAGCAACCAAAAGTTTGGACTCCACCATCGTACTTAGATACGCCCAACGCGCCAGAAGGATTCAGACACAGATGGGTCAGGGTAGAAATCCTAGGGTTCGTCGACACGAAAAACATACAAGGACGCTTAAGGTCTGGTTATGAATTAGTAAGAGCCGACGCATATCCCAATGAAGACTATCCAGCAATACCAGATGGCAAATACGCAGGGGTTATCGGGCACGGAGGCCTAGTGCTGACTAGGGTACCGGAAGAGATCGCAAGGTCAAGACAAGAGTACTTTCAAAAAGAGGCTCAAGATCAAATGACCGCAATCGACAACGATCTTATGAAGGAGCAGCATAAGGGAATGCCTATCGAAATTGATAGACAATCTCGTACGACCTTCGGTGGGAAGAAAAATTAAAATTTAAATTTTCAAACCAGCGATAGACATTAACCGTGACTGGAGGTCCGCAAGGACAGGTCACACAAGGAGAAAACAACTATGGCTAATGCGTCATCAACTGGGTTTGGAATAAAACCCATTAAATTGTATGGCAATGGTCCGGAAAGCATGGGTTTAGGTGAATACCCTGTTGCAGCATCCTCAAGCGCTATCTACTTCCAAGATTTGGTATGTCAGGCAGCGAGTGGATATGTAATAGTAGGTATTGCAGGAACTGAAGATATTATTGGTTCACTAAACGGTGTTTTCTATACTGATGCTACTACATCGAAGCCTACGTTCCAAAACTACCTTCAAGGTAGTAATACTGCCTCTGATATCAAAGCGCTGGTTAACGACAGTCCGTTACAGCAATATGAGATTAGAAGTGATAATACTGGAGCGTCGGTTCAAACAGATGTTGGATGTACGGCAGATATAGCAACATACGTAGCTGGGTCTTCACCCAACTTCGTATCAGCAGTCACTTTAAGTGACTCTACTATCGCTGCAGGTTCATCACAGCAACTGAAAATAATAGGTGTCTCAAGAGATCCTGATAACGACGAAATCGGAGCTGCAAATGTGGTTTGGAGAGTTCTTATCAATGAATCATTCTACGCAGACACTACAGGGGTATAAGGAGGATAAATTATGGCTATATCACGTAATCAACTAGTTAAAGAACTAGAGCCAGGTTTAAATGCTTTATTTGGCCTGGAATATAAACAGTATGAAAATCAGTCCGCTGAAATTTATACTACTGAGTCGTCTGACAGAGCTTTCGAAGAGGAAGTAATGTTGTCAGGTTTCGCTTCAGCTCAAGTAAAACCAGAAGGTTCAGGTGTTACATACGATAACGCTCAAGAAACTTTCACAGCTAGATACACTAACGAGACAATTGCTCTCGCTTTTGCTATCACTGAGGAAGCTATTGAAGACAATCTATATGACAGACTGGCTTCTCGTTACACAAAAGCTTTAGCAAGATCTATGGCTCAAACTAAACAAGTTAAGGCAGCGTCTCCATTAAACAATGGACAAACTGGAGGATCATTTTCTTCAGGCGACGGTGTAACTTTGCTTAACGCGTCACATCCTACGATTGCTGGAACTTTTTCAAACCAGTTATCAACGGCAGCTGACTTAAACGAAACTTCATTAGAGCAAGCATTGATTGACATTGCTGCGCTTACTGATGAAAGAGGTTTAAAAATTGCTGCTAAGGGTATGAAGATGATCATTCCATCTGCACTACAGTTTACTGCTGAAAGACTTATGAAGTCTGCAGGCAGAACAGCTACTGCTGATAATGATATCAATGCAGTCAAATCTATGGGGATGATTCCTCAAGGATATGTCGTTAATAATTTCTTAACAGACACTGATGCTTGGTTCATTAAAACAGATGTGCCTAATGGTATGAAACACTTCAACAGAACACCTCTATCTACTAAGATGGAAGGTGATTTCGACACTGGCAACGTTAGATACAAAGCTAGAGAAAGATACGTTTTTGGCGTATCAGACCCTAGAGGTATCTTCGGAACAGCTGGAGCGTAATACTTAACAAACTTTTTGTGGCGGGACACAGTTCCGCCACAATCATTAAATAGAAAGGAAAAATGCGCCCTAAAAACTTCAGAGTACAAATATATGCCTACAAATACCATGCAGATTTTGTTATAAATTGCATTGAAACCTCATTAGATATTGAGAACGCAATTATTGACAAATTGGGAAAAGGTGATATAAAATGGGAATATCTTGGAGAAATGAATGATCCCAAGGTTAAACGAATAACTTATGAAGAGGTTATCGATGCATCAACATCTACACGACCTTTACAAGCAGAAGAGAGGTCTGGAGTTAGAATGGGAGCAGGAGCATCTTAGTGAGGGTAGATATACTCTCAATATGGTCAAAATAGATCACAAGGTTAGAGAAGTGATTAACCATATAAAACATGCAGAAGCAAAAAAAGAGCTTTTGCAACAAAAGGTGGACGACGCTGCCCCACAAGTTTCTGTAGCTACTTAGTAAAAAGCTACATCGTTGGAAAATTCAGATCCACATTATACGCCCTCTTGCACTCTTTAAAAATTTAAGCTATATATTAATTACTATACAATTAATTAATTGGATGTAGACGCGTATAGTCGACGGCCTAGAGACTATATCCAAATTAACTAGGAGAATAATTATGGCAAGAACAACATTTTCAGGACCAGTACAATCTTTAAGAGGATTTGTTGCTGCAGGACCTGATGAAGTCGTAGACATTACATCAGAAACTACTTTAACTTTTGCTGCTCATGCAGGAAAAGTTATTAAAATAAATGATGCTGATGGTGCAGTTACACTTCCAACAATTAAAGCAGATAGCAAAGGCGAAGGAGCCGGATCAGATGATCCAAATGCTAACAATCAATTAGGAGCTATCTACAAATTTTTTGTAGGAACAGATTCAACTGATTGTGACATTAAAACAGATGGAACTGACAAATTTGTTGGTCACGCAACTGTTGTGAATGTAGCAGATGGAACGAATAATAC